CATTGGAAGTAAAGAGTTCCTTAAGAGAGGTTTCGTAAACAGAGATGGGCATTGGAGAGCGCCCTTGCTCATGAGATCGATCTTCAAAAGCTTGTTGTGTGATAAAAGTGGAGAGCCTTCCACGCAGGCGCAAGCTACTTTTCCAAACGCATGCATCGAAATTGCGATGCATGGTAGGGAGAAGTTCGATATGTATAGGCCATTATTAGAGAGAATGGCTGAAGTGAGAACCCAAGACCATAAAATCGATGGATTGGTCGGGGTTGCTCTGGGCAGCAAAATCATAGGTGAGCGAACTTTGCGAGAGTTCGTTGACTATGATACCTGTTTTAAAATTATAGAAGAACGGAGAGAGCCAACTCTATGTTAAAAACTGGCTACGGTGACGTGGGAGCCACCTTTAAGCGCGAACCCAACCCAATACTGGTTACCTGGTATTCCTGTTAGCTTGAGATCTTGGGAATATGAACGGCTTTATTGGGTACTGTGTGAACCTTTTTAGGTTCAAAGTTCTCTATATGTGGATAGTATGCGTTACCTACCACATGAAACTGTGACGCGCAATTAATACTATGAATTTTGAAGCGAGTGAGCCAGACGCTCGCATTGATATTTCTGGCACTATGAAGTTGTATAGGTCGCTTGGTGTGGAATACACGTCAAGCTTAACTTCATTTTTAGAGCGACCCATTAGGATTCGTACTGATGATTGGACCATCGGGGGTGATTTGTTATTTAACTTTAACCCTTGGTCTTCATTTTTACAATCCAATGCAATCTCGGAAAAGATAGAGCATTTTTCCCGTTTGAGAGGGAAAATGCATGTCCGTTTCGTGATTAATGGAAATCCATTCTATGCTGGCAGGGCTATAGCCACGTATGTGCCGTTTTATGACGGTTCATCAACTGGTACAGTTCTGCCAAGGTCTATAACTGGACCAACATCTTTGGATTTCCACGAAATCTGTCAGCGACCAAAGGTTTTTATTGATCCTAACACCTCACAATCTAAGGAAATGGTTTTGCCTTTCTTTCATTACAAAGATTGGTATGACCTACAAAATGAACCAGCTGAAAACTTAGGAACGATAGCGTTAGCAACGCTTAACCCGCTAACACACGGCAATGGGTCTCTGGCGCCTGTAACTTTATCCATATTTTTGTGGATGACAGAAGTTGAACTATGTGTGCCAACGACTTATGAACAAGTTTCCAA